CTATTGTAGCAACAATAGATGTATTTACATTATCTTCTGCGTGATATTTAGCTACTGTAATATTCATACTATATCCTATAATTCTGCATCAAAACCTAATCCAACTAATGAATCTGTTGAGCTATTGATACCTACATGAGCAGGGTCATTATTTGTTAATGAGCCTGTTGTAAAATTAACTAAACAAGTTTGAAGACCACCTTGACTTATAGAAGCTACTGTAGCATCTACATCACTATTTCCTCCTGCATCTTCAACATGATAATTACCTGCATTGTCATCATCTAAAGCAGGAGTTGACCTCATTTCTCTTGGGTATGTAAATAAAGCTCTTAAATTTGTGGATGTTCTCATAAACCCTAGAGCCATTCGTGAAAAAGTTCCACTGCCACCTGCATGATATTTTATATAATACCTATAACATAAATCTAGTTCTTCCCCAAATGACCTATGCTCAAATGGTGTGGCTTGTGAGCCGAGTTCTAGTTGTATGCCTGTAATTTCTATTTCGTTATCAGTTGATGCAAAAATACTACCTATTCCTGCTGCTCTGTTTGCATTTGTTACTGCTTCTAATGACGCACTCATTGTTCCACTTGTAAAGGTAGAACCTGCATGAAGCCAAAAATTTACTTGCATTTCGTTTGAATTATCATTGTCTATTTGCGTACTAGAAGCTGCTGGAACAGTAAAAGTATATCTTGCCCATGACGTTCCAATAGTGTGTAATTTACTTGCACTATTATTTGTTCCATTTGACATAGCAATTTCTGATGCTATTGCTCTACTTGCATTTGATTTTGCATAAAATGATAAAGTCATAGCTCTTGTTGTTGTGCTTGTTGCTTTTAGTTGTTGTGCATTAAAACCCTCAATCTTTTGTTGTATAATTAATGCTTCACCTGCTGCAATAGAGGTGTCTGCTGTTGTGCAATCAATTTTTAATGCGTTTGAAAAACCTTCTAAATCTGTGACAGCAGATTGTGACATGGTAAATCTTCCTGCTGAAGCAGTATTTTCAATCATATAAAATCTATCTAAAGTAAAATATCCACTACTAGCACCCAATCCTGTTTCCGAGGTGCTTCTCTGTGCCACTTGCATTGCACCATTTATAACAATGTTCCTTCGCCCACCAATCTGACTATTGGTTAGGACCTCACCCATCTTTGCTAATTCTGCTGCTTTGGTCACATCAGTCTCCTGTAAATGTATCTGCGTCTTTTATAGCTTTGTCTATAACTGTAAAATCTTCTTTATCCCAATCAGTCAATGTCTTCTGATACTTGAGATATCCAACACTACGTCTTACTCTTGTTTTCTTCTCGTCATGTGTTAAGTCATATGAAAAGTCATTTACTGTTGCATCACTGCCTTTTGCATGGGTAGCAATTACAACATTGATTGTATCTGCTCCATCTAAACAAGCCTTATGTGCTTGTGCTATTTCTTTTGCTGTTCTAGTCATTTTATTCACCTTTTAATGTTTTGACTTCTGCTTGTAATGCTGTTACTTGTGCAGATAATTCTTGAACTGCTTTTACTAATGGTATTGTAAACATTTCTCTTGATACTTGTTGAATTTCATATTCATCTTTACTCCAACCTTTGAAATCATCAACTCCTGCTGTATCAAGGGCAGTTTTAACTTCTTGTGCTATAAATCCGTGCATAGTAGTTGTGGTATTCATATTATTTATAACATTACCATCTTTATCTTTTTTTCTTAAATGCGTTAATTCTGCATCTGTTGCATCAAGCTCATCACTTGGTTTCCAATTATATTTAACAGTTCTTAAATCATTAATAAAATCTAAACCCAAAGTGCTATTTTGAATATTTTTTTTAAGTCTTACATCTGAACTTCTTGTAAAGGCAGCATCCGTATCAAAATCGTTTATTACTCTGTTACTTGCCTTACCAAATGTAAAATCATTAGCTGAACCAGTTATATCATGTCCAATTACAATGGCATCATCATCTGTTGCAGAAAAGTTATTTGCATTTTGACCGATACAGATATTTCTTGAAGCCTGTGTTGTTGTATCCCCTGCGTCTTTACCAACAAAAACATTAGAAGCACCTATTGTTAAAGCACTACCTGCATTAGACCCAATTAACGTATTTGAAGTTCCTGTTGTTACTGACGCACCAGAGTTATATCCTACTGCTGTATTGAAACTGTCTGTAGAAGATGTGAAATTCTGACTTTGTAATGAACCAACACCTATAGCTACAGATTTGTTACCTTTAGTATCAGCACCTAAAGCAAGATTACCAACTGACACATTAAAATCTGCATCAGTCAAAGCATCTCCTGCATTACCTCCTATTAAAGTGTTAAAAAGTCCTGTAGTTACACCAGCCCCTGCTTGATACCCTACTCCAGTATTACCAGAATTTGTTGCACTAGTAAAATTTTGTGAGCCTAATGTTCCATATCCAACTGCTACATTTTGGCTACCTTGTGTATCTGTAGATAATGTTAACATTCCCAATGCTGTATTATTATTTCCTACAGTTAAAGCATCACTTGAAAGACTACCTAGAAAAGTGTTATTTTGACCTGTTGTTACTGCTGCTCCTGCATTATAACCAATTCCTGTGTTGTAAGAATCTGTTGCACTAGTAAAGTTTTGAGTTGCTAATGTTCCATAACCAACTGCTGTACTTTTACTTCCTTGTGTCTCAGTGCTTAATGCACTAGCTCCTATAGCAGTATTTGTTGACCCTGTTGTGTTTGCATCAAAAGCAATGTAACCTACTGCTGTATTTAAAGTTCCAGATGTCAGAGCAGTAGCAGTCGCATGACCTATTGCAACATTACCTGAACCATCTGTAATACTGTCAAGAGCAGTATCACCGATTGCAACATTAAAGTTACCAGTGGGATAATTACCATCTAGCTTGATTGTACCACCATCTACTGAGAGGTTGCTTGATAATGTAGTAGCACCTGTAACTCCAAGTGTACCTGCCATCGTAATATTGCCATCAAACGTACCACCATCTGCTTTACTTACAGTGTCTGCTACCGAGAACACATCAAATACCACGACCACCACGAGGTCACTTACTGACGCTGCTTGTGCTAGTACGATTGATGTACCACTTGTTGATGTATAGTCTGCGTCACCTAACTTGATACCATTTTGGTACACATCTACGAAGTTACTGTCTTTGTAACTTAAAGATGTACCCTCTGCACCTGCACCACTGAATGTGGTCTGCGATGCTGTAGCAGTGTAGGTGTGAACCCTACGTACTCCATTAGACGGACTGACTCCTATATATGCCATTGTTTATTCCTTTGGGTTATCATCTTTAATCTTCTTAATACGTGCTTTCCAAGCATCAATATCTTTATATATCTCATCTAGTTGGTCACCTATATCACCATAGGCTAATCGTCTAGTATTTCGTACAACATCATTAGCTTCTTCAGTATTACCTGCTGTTTCATAAGTTTTTAATTGTTCATCTGTAGGTTTAGTTATCTTCAAATTCCATGATTCAATATAAGCACCTTTACCATCATCTCTTAATGTAACATCTTTAAGAAAATTTACTTCGGTAACACCATTTGCTTTTGCATATAATTTTACTTTTGTGTGTAAATCTGCCAAATTATGCTCCTATAAGTTTATAACCACCAAAAACAGCATATTGTGCTGAATCTTCTATTGCACCATTTCCTGTACCTTGATATGTATAGGCTTCAACATAATTACCTGAACCATTTAAGGTAAAAATATTAGAAAGAAATACTCCACCTCCTTGACTTCCATCAGCAACTCCAATGGTGTAATAATCACCATTAAGATGTAAGCTACCATAAATATGTGTATTTGGAGTACTTGAATATACATTCAAATATATATAGTATTTACCAGCAACAGTTGGTGTAAATCTATAATTTGTTGAAGGGTCATAGCAATTATCTGTGTCTAGAATTTCATCGTTAAACTGTATTTTTGTCCATGTATTAGCTGATATGGTTTGGTCACTAGATGTCCTTGATGCTATAAATGCAGGTGTGTTTGCCGCAGTACCACTTAAAGTACCAGTAAAAGCAAATGTATCTGCTAAATTTATTCCCTCTGCTTGTACTTTTGTTAATGCCATTCGTTATTCCTACTCTTTTTTATTTGCATCATCTCTTTGTTTGCGTGTCTTATAATCACTTCTTGCAGTTACAAGTGCAACAAAGTCTGCTTGGTTGCTTGGTATGGGGTCTGTGAAGCTACTGTCGTTCATCAACTTTGTAGTCCACTCTTGTTGCATACGCTTCCAACAGTTGTTTATCTTACCTGTAATTGCACCATCAATCCAAGCATCTACACCTGCATTGTCTGATACGTCATTGTATAAATCATTAGACAGAATCTTCTGTTGTAAATCTGTTAATGTTATTGTCTTTGTGTGATTTGCCATTTTATAACTCCTTTATGTTACGTTGTTTCACTCTTGGCTAATTAGCATACGAGATGCCCTGTAAAATATGTCCACGATGTGTCACCACTTATATCTGTTGTCGCAGAACCACTTGCTTCTTGTAAAATAGCGACATAGGCAGTATCTGACGCATCCATATCTGCTAAAATACTAGCTTTCATTGTAAAATAAGCAGAATCTGTGTCAAAAACTCTAGTATCAAATATAGTACCATAATTTTTATTGCTTGTTTTTATATAAAGAGCATAGTAATGAACGGCAGCTTGAACTGAGGACATCCTAATAGATGCATCAAGAAAATACTTACCAGTAACTGGAGCAGTAAAAGTGTTTGAAGCAAAGTCACTATTCTGGTCAAACTGTTCACCACTAAATGTTACTGTTACATCACTCCCTTCTGATATGTTGTCTTGGGCAGAATTATTTTTATGGACACTAAAAGCAGGTTGTAGTGGTTTGGTTACAGCACCGATAGAACTAATACGCATATGCTCTGTATTTGCAGTCATAAATCTCATATCATCACTAGCATGAAGGTATGTAATTAAACCTCTAGCATCAGAAAAAGCACCTGCTGTAGTATCTGAAAACATTATATTTCCATTAGCACTTGTTCCTGATAGAATAGCCATGCCACCATCCGAAGATGTGTCTGATATTATAAAATTATTTGAGCTTGACCAAAGAGATGGAGCAGAAGCAGCACCCAAAACAGTTTGTCCTGTTACACCAAGAGTTGTACTAAACGTACCACTCGTTGCACTCAAAGCACTTGTTGCAGGGTGGTCTACTGTACCGACTGTTCTAAACAAATAATAAACAAATATATTATTACCTGAGTTACTTGATGGTGCAGCAGTAAATGTAAGTGTAGTTCCGTTGCTTACTGCATACGCTACAGATGGCTCTTGTATAACACCATCCACCGATACAAGTATATCCTCATCAGACCCTACTGCATGGTCTAGTGTAAATGCGGTTGTAGAACCATCACCTGAAAACTGTGTGGCTGCTTTGGGTGCTACAAATCTATCTGGAGCAGGAGGTCCTATATATGGCATCTTATGTTATCTCCATTATGCTTAATGTTCCTGATATCTTATCTGCTACAGAACAATCTATCTGTATAGCATCTGTTGTCTCAAGTATAACCTTACCACCTGATAGCAGTTCTAGTGATGAGCCTACAGGTATAGGCACATCGTTGGCTAAGAAAGCTGTTCCGTTGGTTGCTGCTCTACCACCACCTGATGTGTCAGATACGAGCTTTACATCGGCTGTTACTTGAGCAGTATGTATGTTTGTAAGTATGAGTCCAATCACTACTGTAGTTGTACTACTAGGGGTTGTATATACTGTGTACGGAGTTCCTGCACTAGCAGGTTCGGCAGCGAATGTGACTACTTTGAAAGTATTTGCCATTTGTTTTTTTCCTTATATAATTATACTCGGTTTTGCTTGATTTGTCAAGTAAAATTATCCGAGGGCAATCGCTAATGCAGTTGGGTCATCCGTAGTAAAACCTGCACTAGTTAAGTATGTTTTAACATCTGTCAATGCTACTTGCTTCATTGTACCATTGTCATTTGTCACCACTCTGTCTGCATCAACTAACGTAGTAGAAGAAGCAGACGTATCACCATCCATGATGTTTAGTTCTGTTGCTGTCGCAGTCACACCATCTAAGATGTTCAATTCGTCTGTGGTGGATGTTACACCATCCAATAGATTAAGTTCTGTAGTTGTAGCTGTTAAACCATCAAGTATGTTTATTTCTGTTGCAGTGGCAGTTACTGCTACATCTTCATTTATCTTTGGAGATGTTAATGTTTTATTTGTAAGTGTAGCAGTTGAAGTTGCTGAGACTAGTCTAGCATCTCCACCTGTACTAGGTAATGTAAGAACATTGTTAGCACTTTCAGAATGTGGTGCAGCTATAATTGTTTGTCCGTGACTGTTACTCTCACAGTTTAATACTATTTTACCTTGGTTAGTATTACCTCTTACAACAATCTTACCTGTGCCATTAGGTGCAAAGTTAATATCACCATTACTAGCAGTCGCTATATTGGCAGAACCAATAGTAGCTCCATTGATTGTAGGAGTTGTTAATGTTTTATTTGTTAATGTATCTGTTGTTGCTCTTCCAACTATTGTGTCTGTTGTTGCAGGTAGTGTTAATGTGGTGTTCCCTGAGAAGTCAGCATGAGCAGGTGCTTGTAGTTGTGCATAGTGAGCATTGCTTGATTCACAGTAAAATCTTACATAAGATTGAGCACCTGAGTTCTTGATTGATATTGCACCTGATTGCATATCAATACCATTAGAACCATCTATTCTTACAACACCTGTTCCATTTGGTGTAAGTGTGATGTTACCATTAGATGTAGAAACAATATCCTCTCCGTTTACATCAAGTGAACCTCCTAACTGAGGACTTGTATCAGCTACAACGTCTGTGATACCACCGAGAGCAGAGGATATAGAAGCTAGTGTAGCTTTTCTTAATGCACTAGCACTTGCATCATGTACAAGTAACGTATCATTAGATGAGTCTAGTGATGTTTCAGCAGTCTGTCCTGTTATAACATTTGCATTTAACATTGCAGTTTCTACTGCATCATTAGCAATAGTTACTGCACCTGCAGAAGATATTGTAACATCACCTGATACTGCTACAGGATTAAAGTTAGTTCCATCTGCAACCATAATATGACCACTAGTATTAGTACCCATAGTCAAGTCATCACCTGTTACAGTTAAGTCACCTGTAACAACTACATCACCACTGAAAGTAGCTTTACCATTTAGAGCCATGTCAATGTCAAGAGCAGTTATTGCACTAGAACCATCTGTTCCTTTTATTGCAAAGTTTTTATCTGCAGTGCTTACAGTTAACTCTACATCTGTTGAGTTGTTTGCTATATCAAGTATTGATGTGCCACCATCCTTGAATATTACATTACCACCATCTGCATCTAAAACAATGTCTGTGGTAGCATCTAGTGTTATAGTAGAACCTGAATCTATTTCTGCAATTACAGGAGTTGTTAAAGTTTTGTTCGTAAGTGTCTTTGATGTAGCAGAAAAGTATGTGTCTAAGTCTGTAACAGCAACTTGCTTCATAGTTCCTGCATCGTTATAAACAACTCTGTCTGCATCTGCTACTGTGGTTGATGTAGCACTAGTGTCACCATCTACAATGTTAAGTTCACCTACTACAGAAGTTATGCCATCAAGAACATTAAGTTCATCTGTGGTGACTGTAGCACCATCTAGTATCTCTAGTTCTGCTTCAGATATACCTGCAGAACCTATTGTTACTGTTCCTGCAAAAGTTACGTTAGCACCATCAAATGTCATGGCAGTTGTACTACCTGACTTAATTATTAAGTTGCCACTAGTATTTGTAAGAGAAGCAAACTGTGTTCCACCATCTTTAAGTACAACATCCCCACCATCTGCATCTAAAGTTATATCACCTGCAGTATCTACAAGAACTGCACCATCTGCTACTAAGTCTAATTGTCCATCTGTGCTTGAACTGATGTGTATAGCTGTATCTCTGAACTGTAGCTTCTCTGTAGAAGCGATAAGTATGTCATCACTAAATTCAAAATAATCCTCATCTTCTTTCCATGTTAAAACACCATCATTTGATTCACCATCAAATGTGACTGCTATATCTGTACCTGCAGTGCCATCACCTATTGTGATTGCAGTTCCAAGTAATTTAGTTATAGGACCACCTTCTGCAGTCGTACCATCGTGAGTATGTCCTGTACTCGCTGCAAAGGCTGCTAATAACTGATTAAACTCATCATTACTATGAGCAGCAGTTATTATGTCTCCATCAGTAAATGTGGATTGTCTAGTGTATGTAGCTCCCATTTATCTTCTTGCTCCTACTTGATATTCTAATCCAAAACCTCTTAACGCATAAGGTGCAGAAGTTCCATTGTCGTTAACTCTAAGTGCAACAGTAAATCCTGAACCCTCTACAGACTGTCTTAATAATGGCTCGGTCTGTCCACCATACGTTGCAGTTCCATATGTAGCACTTCCATAAACTGCCACAATGTCTGCTGCAGATAAAGAGTACGCTGCAGGTCTTGGTGTATCAGGGTCTTCATAGTCGTATCTTAAAAATAAATCTGCGTTAACCGAAGCCTCTGGTTTGTAACTTACAAGAACACGTTGCATATGTTTACGTATACCTGCATCACCAAAACTTAAATCAGGACTTCTATATTTACCATCTATAGCAGTTCCATCAAAATCGTTACCACTTTCTTGTTGATATACAAACCCATCAAATCCACCATGTATAACAGTTGTGCCACTTGTATCTGTAAAAGTAGATGTCGATGAAGGTTTTATACCTTTTAGCTTTGCAAACTCAAATGCTTGTCCTCTTAGAGAACATATAGCTCCCTCTGTTAAAACCTCTGTCACACCTGACTTAGAAAAGAAAACTCTATACTGAGTTTTGTTAGGTATAACAACAGAAGTAAAACTTGTTGCAGTAGCTATATTAGTATTAAACAAAGGCTGTACGTTTGCACTTATAGTTCCTAATTCAACGTCACCAATTCTTGCAGTACCTGCGATTGTGCGTAATCCATCAGGTGCTAAGAATATTAGGTCTCCTGCAAATTCCTGTATGGTCTGTCCATTTACACAACCTATATTTCTTGTTACAGGTGTTACTGCAAAGTTAGAACTTGATGTTCCTGACAATTTAAATATTCTATTTTCACAAAATATAAATAAGTCTTCACGGAAAACTTTAAGTCCAACTATGGTGTCATCTACTTTTATACTACCTGCACCACTGCCTGTTGCAAAGTTGTCTTCATCAAAAGGTATGCTAAATACAACCTCTTGTTTATTACTTGACATTCCTGCATAAAACATATGGTCTTTGAATGCCTTAACGAACTTTGCACCTGTTACTGCAGTGCTTACTTCACCACTTCCTGCAGAGGATACATCTGTTGCACTAAATGACGTATTAAAAACTGTTGGTGCATTATTACCATCTGCTACTATAAACTTATCATTACCATCAAAGTTAAATATTTCAAAATCATATACACCTGCACTTGTTCTTCCTGTATCTATCTCTGTCCAAGAATTATTACCTGCAGTGGCAGTAAATATTTTTTGTCCTCTAGCAGCTACAATCTTGTCATTAAACTTTATTGATAATAACACTGCCTCTGTTGATGCACTTGTTTGTGGAACTATGTTAGTAACAAGTTTAGCAAATCCATTTATTCTTCTATAACCACCTTCTATGTCAGGTTCAAAGTTTTGTAACTCTAGTGCCTCACCCGGTTGCATAGCAAAAGTTGACTTGTTTAAAACTAAGCCACCCTGTAGGGGAAAGTTTACAGGTTGTACTTGTGATAAGTCTGCCATTAGTTTAACCTTGCGTTAAGAGTGTTTGCTCCATAAGTTCCTGCTCTAGGTATATATGTTGAACGAACATACTGAAATTTGTTGACTAATAAAGTTTGCATATTCTTTATACCCTGTTCAAATCTTTGAAAGTTTAGTTGATACTGCTGTGTTTCACCTCTATATTGATATACAAAAGCAGTAGCACCATCTGCTATAACAGCATCAAATCTTGCAGGTATACTTGTTGTGTCTGTTGATGCAGACATATCTGTTGGAAAGGTGAAGTGGTCAAACTTTATTGAATATGACCTGTTAGGAAAAGGGTAAAGTAGATAATTGTTATCAGGTGTTCTTACAACGTGTTCAGGAACACCCCCTTGGTCAAACTGTGCAACTGTTACACCACTTGCTATTGAAGCAGCAGTAGTGCCACCTGTGCCTCTCGTACATCCTGTAAATGTTGTACTGCTACCTATTGCAGTATATGTTATCTCTTCATTACCTATGTGTAATGTGCCTGAAGAATCAAAACCTGATGTACTAGCTACTGTTATTGTATCTACACTATCTGTGTGTGTTGTGCTAGTAGTTGTAATATTAATCTCATCTTCTTGGTCACTTACTGCATTTATATATTCATTATAATCTAGTTGTGCTAATCTATATCCTGAGTTACCTAAGTCACTATCTTTTACAATTCTAAACGTATGATAATCAACAGTTTTAGCAGAGGTAGGTATACTATATCTAACCACACCTGCAGTTAAAGTTTTAGTTTCTGTGCTGTGATTAAACGGATAATTAAATTCTCTTTGATTTATATAACGCACTGCTTCATTCACTGCGTTTTTTGCCTGAACTTGTATCCCTCTAGCAGTAGAAAAAGAAGTAGAGGTAAGCTGTACCTCATTTAATCTAGCTAGAGTTTTATTTGTTAAATCTAAAAAAGTTCCTGACATATGTAATTCCTAAACGTGTAGAGGAGCAAGTTGCCCTGCTCCCCTAGAAAAGTTACGCTAATTGGTCTCTATCGACCTCGTCAGCCTTATCATCTAGTCCATGTCCTGATAAATCAATGACAGTGGCATACATTCTAAGTCTGCCTGTGGCAGGAGCAGCACCTGCAATCTTAGCATCAATAGTATCTGTAGTAGTTACAAATTGAGTATAAGTTGAGGCTGCACTTCCTACAACAGTATTGGTCTGACCATTAGTTCCTGCTGCACAAAAACCTGTAGAGGTTATATCTGCACCATCAATAATGTCATCACCTGCTGCGAAGTCCATATCTAATGTACAACTAGAAGTGAATGCTTTCATAACTTCAGCACCTGCATTTAATACGAGTGTATTAGCAGGAATCTCAAGCACCTGAAAGATATCACCATCGGAAAAACTATTTCCCTTTGCCACTAAAGCATCTATATCTAAATATGCTTCAATGTTTCTCATAACATTAGAGTGTCCTTTTATTGAAGGTAAAACTGCGATAGAGTTACTTTCAACACCAGTGGTGTCTTTAGAAGTTAAATCAAAAGTTGCCATTCAAACCTCCCTTATGCTACGTTGTACTTAGCAGTCACGATTGCTTCAGGTCGAAGAATCTTTCTGCCATACATATGCATACCACGAACAATATCAGCAAAAGAATCAGGGTCTCTGTAAGTCTCTGTCTTGTTGATTTGCTCTGCAGTAGCTACTGCTGAACTATGTCCTGCGACAATAACACCAAAGTTTGAGTTTTGGTTAGCAGAACCTGATGTTCCCGGACCTGTTCCAACTGCAGGTAAGTTGTTTGACATATATACGTCAAAGCCATGTATTCTACCTACAGATAGACCTGCTCTTAATGCACCTGATTCACCGAAGTCACCATTTAAAAGACGTGAATCTTCATCTTTTAAGACTTCAATAAATGTAGGATGCAAGACAATCCATCTTCCATCAGTGTCTACAAACTGAGTATCAAGCAGTCTGCCCATTCTTGCAATAATTTGCAATGGTGTAGCAGTGGCTGTTGCTTGAGCAGTTGCACCACCCATTCTTGGAGCTATTGGGATAGAGTGGTCACCTGCACTTGAAGTAGTGATGTTACCGAAACTATCTTTTCTTAGCTTCATGCTTGTCAACAATTCGTCTGAACCTGCAGTTGACACTGCTTTAGTTCCATTAACTGTTGAGTTAGCTGAACTTGCTACAGCATTGTTAGATGCTTGTGCAAATCCTGATAAATAACCAAGTACGTCTTGGTCATAGTTGTCTTTCAGTCTGTATCCTGCTCTGTCACTTGCTAGTTGAGAGAAGTTTACGTGACTGTGAGCCTCTTCAATATCGTCTATCTTGAAAGCAAAGTAGTTTGCTTTGTCAATAGTCAATGTGAAGTCCTCATCATCAAGGTCTTGAGGCTGTACGTTTGCACCTCTAGCATATTCCTTGACAGTGATTTCTGGCTCTTTTATTATTTTTACAGAATCACCCATGTTGGCAATCTCACCAAAATAATCTGAATTGGTGATATTTTCAACAACGGAGTTCTTCCTGAAGGCTAACTGAACCTGCTTAGAGTAAATAACTGGGGAGAAATTACCATTAGGCAGATTACCATAACCTGCTGCAGTTTTAAATGCCATTTTTATCTCCATTGAAATAAACAAATGTGTACATGAAGTACACGACAGTTTTACTCGTCATCGGCTAATTGTATCTGAGGTGTACATTTAATAGCTAGTTAAATGTAGGCTCGTACTCTTAGGTAGGCTTCCAAGTGTATTGTTATGTGAGTTGTCCACGTGGAGAGGTCACACTTTTAGTTGATATTAGTTATACTTATAAATAACTGTTTGTCAACTACTTTATCTAGCTGAACCAGATAAATCATATATAAAGTTACCTGAACGTATTGCATCCATAATCATGTCAGCATTCTTTTCATATTGCTCTGCAGACATTTTTTGCACGTCAGACTCTAAAATCTTTGTAGCTTTTCCTTCAGCATCAGGCACAGACTTTTCACTTTTCGTCTTAATCTCAGTAGCAGCACTCTTATTAGTCTTAGTTTTGCTCTTGACATTTAAACCTTTATCTGCTTTGTACAAGTCAATAGCTCTTGCTGCTGACCTCGCATCATTGTCATTCTCATATAATGCGTCTTGTACCCACTTTGGCTGTTGGTCTGCCCATTCATGGAAATCATCACTGTCTCTGATATCTGCAAAGTCAGGATGTATTCTCATTAACTCTGCTTCAGCTTTATCTTTCAAAGCCTCTGCAGACATTTCGTTTATCCTTTTAATCTCACCTTCTAGTGCTTCAGACTGTTCTCTAGCTTTCTTTATAGCTATTGTCTCTACAATCTGTGCTACGTCAGGATACTCTTTTGTCCACTCTTCTATCTCTGCTTCTGTCTTAGGCAACTTAATTTCTTTTTTAGTAGCCTTTTCTAGTTGAGATTTTAAATCGTCAAGCTGTTTTTGAAACTCTTTTTCTTTTTCTTGAGAGTGTCTTCTTAAATCGCCATAACGCTTCTTGAAGGTTTTCTCTTCAGCACCTGTCGGCTCTTCTTCTTTCTCTGTTGTTTCTTCTTCTTTAACAGTTTCTTCAGTTTCACCTAATGCTTGTTTCTTTAACTGTTCGAGTTCTTCCTCATCTTTTTTAATTCTGTCTTCGTGAGTAGAACGCTTATTCATAAATGCTGTTTTTTTTGGTGTAGCATCTATCACCATTTCTTGTGCTTGTTCAGCCATTTTTTACTCCTTGGGGTTATCGTAGCCAAATATTGTTGGGGGATAAGTAGCCAACTATTGTGGGTTATTAACGTGAAGCTAACCCACCTCGCTTCATCTTCTTAACTTTTGTTTTTCTTTTTGCAAGTCCACCTTGTTTAAAATCTCCTATGCCACCAAAAGACCCTTCACTAGCTCCAAAACTACTGCCACTATCACTAAAATCAGTATCATCAGATGATTCATTAGAAGCTATACTAACTTGAGGTCCTAAATCTCTACTTCCTTTACCACCAACTCCTGTAGCGATATCGGATACATCAATGTCTGATGTGTCTAACTGACCTGTTTTAGATTGTAATCCTGCATCTATAGACTTCATATCATCAAGGGTCATACCTGTGGTTGGGTCTGTTCCCACACCTGAAGGTGTTTCACTTAATCTCTTTTTAGCTTCCGTTTGAGCTTTTTTAATATTAGATACCTTAGTTCCACCCGGTAAATCTACACCAATCTTTTCTAATCCTGCTTGTACAACTGCTGTTGTCACACCTGCAGGTGTCATTTTGGCGAGGTCTACTATTTGACCTGCAGTCACAGCTTTTACATCTTTTGCTATTTGTGAGTCTTTATTATATGTTTGTTTCTCCATAGTCTTAGGGTCAGTCAAAGTTACAGAGCCATCAAAATTATATCCTACTGCAAACTCTCTACCACCCACATCCATTCTAGCACCACCTAATGTGCCAACATCATCATTGCTATCGCCACCATCATCTGCCTGTGTTTGTACTTTTGTTGTTTTTACTTTAGCTGTTTTTTGTTTAGTAGGCTCTTTTACTGTCTCTGCTTCAGCCACAAACCCTTCAGGTATTGGATACAAAGATTGTCCTGTTGCCTTGTTGAAAGGTATCATTCTAACCTGACCTGTAGTTTTGTTTACATATCTCCTGTTCTCTGTTTCAGGCACTCCTTGTGTCGATGCACCCAATAAAGATGTTCCTGTCGCAGGTTTATAAGGAGCATAAGTTGTAGGAACAACTCCTGTTGGAGTGTATGGATTTACATTTGGGTTATATGGTGTAGCTGTTGGCACTTTCGGAGGAACAAACGTACCTATGTTTGCTTCTATTGTGTCATCAGTCATATCTAAGTCATCCATAGTAAAAGGTATATCATCAGGTAATGTTGCTTCATCTGCATTACCCATCTGACCCATTTCTTCCATACGCTTGAGTCCTGCCTTTGCTTCTTGCCTCATCATCATAAGTTTTTCAAGACCTATGTATCTAACAACATCTGCAGGGAACACAAACTCTCCTTCACTTAGTTGTGCAGGTATGTCATCTCTAACTTCTTCTTGTGTTGAACCGGGTGGAACATTGTTGCCTGACACAGGGTCTACTGTGCCACCTTCATCTTTTAACCCACCCTCTGAGAATAGTTCCATTTGTTTTGGCATTGAGCCACCTTTTGCTAATTCTTTTCTGCCTTCTCTGTACTTATCAATGTCTCTTAGTAATTCTTCACGTTCAAGAACTCTCTGTCTAACTATGTCAGCCTTAAGACCTTCTGTATTTATAGGTGCTCTAGGGTCATCATCTGTTATGATACCTCTCATTCTATCTAACTCTATTTCTTTCATGCCTTTGACATCAGGATTATCTTTAAGATATGTAAACAGTTCCATCTGATTAGATGGTCTCATCTTAGGCTTTGCTGCCTTTTCTACGTCTTTATCCACGATGTCTCCCCCTTTAGATAGTTTTTTTGACTCTTTTAAATTTAAATCTTTTAGTCTAGGTAAATCAGCAACACCTGCTTTATCATTTATAGACTTTACCTCTTTATCACTTAATACTCTGTTTATTTTTAGTTCACCACCTATTAGCCAATTTCCTGTCATGTTTGGATTAGTTTTATATCTGTAATGCCCTCTTTCAGGAACTTGGTCTGTTATATGTGCTGTTTTAACTTGTACACTGCCATCTTTATTTCTTACTGCTCTTGAGTTTGCTATGGACTGCCAATCTACATCATTTCCAAATTCAACCTCTGCCCATACTTGATTATCTTTTCTATAATTTGGCTTTGTTACTTTGCCCTTTTTACCACCTATATGAGTGGCTATAGGTAAATCCCCACCATGAAATCCGGGTCTATACGCTAAATCTCCTAGTGACGATTTTACTTTACCTGTTTTGGGGTTTAACTCTCCTGCCTCTGCCTTAGTCCACTTGTTTAATTCAAGAGGTTTATTGTCTTTCATTTTAACAAACAGAGGATATAAATCTCCCTTTTTATCTGTTTTGAATAGCTTATATGCTTTTACTGTTTTCTCAGGAGACTTAACATCACCTACTATTTTTTGTAAAGATTCTCCTACTTCATCTGCTTGTTTGCTGACTATATCTTCATTTTTAACTAAAGCTCTGAAACCTTTTCTAGCAACATCTCCAACAACAGGAACTACACCCAAAACCAAAGATGCTAAATCTATACCTGCTGCTTTATACTCTCCCTTTCCGACATTAGTTCCTAAACTAATTATATCTTTAGTTTCACTAACACCCGGTATAAAATCTGTAGCAGTATCCACTACATCTCTAGCAGTTGGATTAAACATACCTTTTGTTTTCTCACCTGCTATATACTTGTCAAAGAAAGTGTCTTCTTGTATAGGCTTTTTTTCTTGCTCAAGAATATTTTTTGTTTGTTGACTAAGCTCTTCCATTGACCTCTTCTCTAAGCAGCTTTAATCTTTTTAGTGTAGCCACTGCTCCTTGTGACCTGTGAACAGTAAGCATATCATTACTCTGTTCCATAATTTTATACTGTGCTTGTATCTGCACGTCTAAATAATCATTGAAGCTGTTCAGGAGCTTGGGGTTGTTCACCAATGTCTTGAGTTGGCTCAACACCTGCTTGTTGTCCTTGTCCATCTTGTGCCCTTCCTGCAAATCCTTGTTCTCCCGGTACAGGTGCTTGTCCTGTTCCTATGTTACCACCACCTGCTCCTGTTGGGTCAAGTGGGTTAGCTCCTGCAGGGGGTGCTGTTTGTTGTTGTGGTTGAGTGCCTTGAAAGGCTTTCAATAACTCTGCCTGAACTGCCGCCTCATCCATATTGTTAGTTACCTTCTCAGGGTCTAACTCCATAGACTTAGCTATCTCTCTAATTATATAATTAAACTTGGCAAAAGGTGCTAACACAGGATTAGACGCAACTTGTAAGAAAGACATAAGCCTCTGACTTCTTACCTCGTTTGCCATCAAACTTTCTGTTCCACGTGCAACAACTTCTAAGTCACCCTTTGTCATCTTGTCAAAGTCAAACTGCATATTAAATCTAAACAGACCTTCACCCAAAGGCTTGAGTAAGTAGTCATCTATGTTTTTAATTACAGTTTTTATACTTCCTGCTGCTGCGTTCATAAGCATGGATATACCTGATGCAGTTCTACCTACACCTGTTATACCTGTCTGCCCATGTGCATAGGATGGAAAGCCTGTGCTTTCATCTGCCAACTGTCTTGCTTTATCAAACAGTTGCATATTTTCGTTTGATACATTTGGAAACTTTGTGCCAAAGATTGCTTGACCGGGTGCTCCACCTTGTCTTCTAAACACTTTGCCCGGATATACAGATAAATCTTGACCCGGCACTAGGTTTGTTTCATCAACTTCCATAATTAAGTTTCCTGACAATACAGCGTTGTCAACTGCCATTCTCATAAAACCATTCATCAAGGTTTGTGTATCATCCATGTTTTCTGCTATACCTACACCAAAAAACGAATATGGATTTAGTTCGTATGGTGCTGCCATATATGGTATCTTTGCAGGTTTAAATGGATTGAGAACCATTCTTAATAGTTTACCATTACAAACCCATATATTAGCCTGTAGTTCATCTTGTTCTTTTAGGTCTTCAGGTATCTCTACACCATTTTCCTCTAGTATAGAAACATCGCACATACCCCAATACTCTAAAACCTCAAATCGATATATTCCGTGGTCAGGTGCATAGTCAGATAAATCATCTTCCCAATACTTTTTAACGTAGGACTCACCTGCATATATGACTTCATCTATAACAGAACCTCTAAAGTAGGGTCTCTTTTTAAGAGAACGTAATTGTGTTCTTGACATCTTATGTCTTTCAATTACGTATTGTGCCTCATCCATGTTGTTTGCATCAGGGTCAGGATAAAAGTTCCAAACAGACACATGAGATGTAGACGGAACAGTTTTAAATATAGGATTATAGTTACCCTCTTCATCCCAATTAGGATACTCTTTGTCTGTTGCAAAAGGTCCTTTCATAACACCTGTGCCAAACAAAGACATCTCAAAAGCAGTGCTTCTTAGTTGTTTAGTTGCACCTGACTCTTGTAGTTGGTCTATTATCTTTCTTTCCATATTCTTTGCAGCCACCATAGATGGACTGAAAGTTATCGCTGTCGGAGTTTTACCAACTTCTTCTTTAAGGTTTTCAACATCGCCCAACTTTTCTTCCAAAGGACCAAGCCTATCGAGTAGGCTTTTTTCGGTAGCACCTTTAGGAAGTTCCATACCATCACCAGAAAATCCATAAGGACTGACCTCCTCAGTTTCACCACGCAACTGTTCAGGTTCTTTAGGGTCAAAACTGACATCTTTTGCGACACCTTCAGGTAGCACTGTCGGCTCAATGCTAATAGGAAATTTGTTACCTGCAAATAGTACGTCAACAATTTGTCCGTAAGCTGCGAGAGTTTTGGTCTTGGTAACTTTGATAAATACTCTTGACCTTTCTGCTTCAGTAAATTGAACATCACTTCCGTATATCCCCCTATAATTTGTATAAGAACGTAACCATCGTTCTTCATCGTTTCTTCTGTAATCTTCTGCTCTGTCGTATCTTTCCTGTATAAAAGGAATTATACCACTTACTCCTGCATCAGCTATTTCAGAATCTTCAGTATCTTCTAATGCGATAGAATCACTATCTAATGTAATATCTTCTTCTGCCATATTAATATCCAAATGTTGCGTCTGCCATAGGCATACTATTCTGTGGTCTGCCTACAGGGTCATAGTCAAATATACTAAATCTAGGTCTTGACATAATACCATATCTTAGTGCGTCATAAATATGGTCTTCGGCTCTTGTATCCACGTCTTCAGGATTTCTTTTGTCTAATGGTATTGCAGGTAGTTGTGAAATAGCGTTTGTACAAGTGTTAAAAAATACCATTCTAGGTTGCTCTGTAAATTCGTCTGTCTGTAGTCTTCTATGTATTTCGTTCTTGCCTGACACTCTACTGCCTTTGCTTCTGTCTGATGGTCTGAATCTACATCCTCTTTGTATCATTTGTTCAGCAAGAGAAGGACCAGTATCACCACGTTTGTGCCAAAGAGAGCTATCCAAAACACCATACTTAATATTTCCATCATCGGCTTCTAGCTCTAATATCATATCTGCCAAATCTGTTGCAAGGACTTTGCTAACGTACAACTCTCTATATACAACAAGTTGTTCATTTGGACTAACAGCAAACCACAACACAGCACTATAAGAACCATAACCATAATCGCAAGACCTAAATTTAACCCAATTTCTTGGAATTGAAAAAGGCTCAACAACGTGAGTATCCCTATTAAACTCAGTGAAAGCAGCACCTTCTTTAATATCCCAATCACCTTCCAACAACTGCTTTCGTTGATGTTCAGGGAGGGATAGAAGCATCGCTTCGTAATCTCCTTGAGATGATAAATATGGGTTATCAGATAACCTAGCAGGGATGAATCTTCTTTTAAATAAGGATTCTCCTGCTTTATTATGCCCATCAGGGTACTTGAGAACTTGTCCTGTTTCAATGTTTGTGGCATCAAATGCTCTTCCATAAGGTGCAGGGTCAATAAACATTTTCTTAACCCATTGATGACCCGGACCTCCCGGGTTCGTTGTTGCCCTCATATACACAGGTAAATCAGGAGCAGTAGAACGTAGTCTTGACCTCATGTAGTTCCAAGCAAATGGTGTTGCCCATTGTGTTAATTCGTCAAAGCCTATCCAACTAAAGGCTAAACCTTGATATCTTAGTACATCATCATCTCGGTCTAGGTAGGACATCCATAGTCTTGCACCTGAAGGAGCTACCCATTGCATCTTTCTTTCTGACCATTTTATCCCTTTGTATATCAAAGGATACAATTCTCTTGACTTCCAAACAAGTTCTCTTAGTTCTTCTGTCGTGTGTCGTAATAACAATCCACTAAACTGCGAGTGACCCATATAACGTAGTGGGTCTGCTAACATAGCATACGACTTACCACCACCTGCACTACCACCATATAAGACTTCTCTTTCAGGTGAAGCAAGGAACTCTGTTTGAGGTCCTTCGTTTGGTTGGAATACTACATTCTGTTCTGCAACAGGTATAGCTTCTACGTCATCTGTTATCTTAGGCTTTTGCTCCGACTCTACCTTCTTCGATGGCTTTCGCTTTCTCGATTGCTTTCGTGGCATACTCGGACCATCGTTTAAGAGTTCTAGCCTTGTTCTTACGTTGTCGTTCATGTAATAATCTTTTCCTTAAACCAATATGAGATATCTGTCT